GTAAATTCGTTGTCGGAATAAATGCCATCGCTTTCTTGATAGTCTGGGTGGAACATATAGCCTCCCTGCATTTCAAGCCTCTTTTGCGTTAAAATCGCCATACAAAGAAGTTTATCGGTTCTGAGGCCATCAGATATTGCCAAGACTTTCTCCTCATTTGTGGCCCCCATAGCGTTAGAAATTAGGGCATCCCAATGTCTTGGAGTACTCCAATCATCGCTCATTTGAATCAAAATCTCCCCCTTGGCCTGTTTTGCCCCATAGTTCCAGGCGTTCACGATTCCGCCGGGATTGCATCGGATGGCTTGATGGGGGGTGTAGTCTTGGGGATCATCGTGATCGACAACAAAAATCCACTCAACCTCAAGGGGGTTTTTTGCCAACATGAGCCATTGTTGCCTTCGTTGCCAAGCAATCTGCGGCCTTCCCTTTGTGGCATGGATGATTGAGATTTTGGGGGCTGGCCTAGCCTTTTTCATTTTCTCCGCCTCATCCTTTTTGCCAACACAAACAGAGGCAGTTTCGTAAATGTCCAAACATTGCCATTGATAGATTGCCTCTACTAAATTCCAGTAATGGGCGGCTGGTCTTGGAAGGCTCATCGCCGCCCTTGCCGATCCCCAAGCCTTAATCCATTGCCCCCTTGCGGAATATTCTACTGCCAGCCAATAATGCGCCTCTCTCCTATCCGGCATAATGGCAACCGCCTCCCCAAGATATTTTAGCTTTTCCTCATTTGTCGGAGCGCATCGTCCCATGTTGCAAAGAACATCATAGCGGAGCGTATCCTCTAGTTCTGGGAATTGGATTGCTAGCCTTCCATATTTCAGGCAGTCTGCCCAATTCTGGGTCAGAAAATGTTCTTGTTGGGTATAGTAAAGGGCGTTGGGAGTTGGCTCTAGGGTGTCTTTTAAGATTGTGAAATTTCTATCTGCCGAGGTTTTTTTATAGCCCTTGGGATTGTGAACCCTCACAACTTTGTCGATCCCGAAAATCTTTGACTGATCCTCTGCCACTAGCATTTCGTGAACCCGGTTCTTCCACTTGCATTTTCCCTTTAAGGAAATCATCTCGCGAAGGGGAATGAGGCCAGCGTTAGAAACATGATATCTAAAAGCTATAAGTTGTGCTCCCCTTTCCTCTGCCTTGGTTATGGCCTCATCAATAACTACCTCAGCCCCTGTTTGCATCTCATCATCGGCATCCACCCACATCGCCCATTTCTCGGAACAGGCATCCAACGCTGTATTCCTTGCCGTGGCAAAGTCATCTATATGAGGCCAATCCGTTCTTTGATTCTTATAATGAACAACTCTAGCCCCGTGAGCCAGTGCAACTTTTTCCTCCTCGGCTGTCGGATTGCTCCCCCCAGCCAAGCAAACAACAAACTCCTTCGCAATGGGCTTGAAGGAGCTAAGGCATCTTTCGAGATATTCGGCTTCATTGCCGCCACAAATAAGGTAAACAGACAGAGGATTTCTCATAAAGGATTTCAAGATGGGATTTATGTCAATTCATACAAAGAAAGAGGGGCTAGAGTTTTTTAGGCTCTAGCCCCCCAAGGAACCACACAATTCTATGATTTAGGCGGCGTAGTTGGTAGTAATACGAACCGCCGCATTGCTGTCGATCACAACTTCATCGGTGTTCATGCGAACACGGAGGACATTGGAACGGCGAGCTTCATCACGGTAGGATTCGCTGACGAACCCAGCCGCATCAGCCGCCCAAACCAAGGTGCGCCCGATACCACCAGCGGTGAACTCACCGCCAGCGATCTGGCCGACAATGATCTTGCTGTCCGGCACGATGAACGAGCCAGAGTAGCTCTTGCCTTTGTTGGCGGTGTTGTAGGCCGCGCGACCAACTGCGAGCGTCTCAACGCCCAGAGCCGCCGCAATTTCAGCCTCGCTCAGAAGGCGAGCCCCGGTGTTGGAAATAACACCGAAGAACTGGTTCTGCAGGAGGGTGGAGCGGCGGATCAACTCAAACACATTGGCCGACATCGCAATGCAGTTCGGCTGATAGCCCAACTTGTTCAGAGCGAGCTTGGCGGCGGCGACATCACGGGCAACATCAACCGTGGCGATCAGCGCACCCGTGTAATTAACAGCGGGGCTCTGGTCAGCCGTGGCGAAGGGCGTGCTTCCAGCCCAGAGCAGGTCGGCAACACGCTTTTCGTGGCCGAGCTTGATCTGGCGGAGGAGGAACCGGGCGGTTTCGCTTTCCACCGAAAAAAAGCGCGATAAATCCGTCACGCTTGCATCGTCCAGAAGCTCTTCCAGTCCGAACTCCTGCGTGTCGTAGTTGGCCGAGGCAAAGGAACGGATGCCCCTCTGATACTCGGAACCATTTCCGCGAGCCGCCGAATTGTTGGAGAGCAGGTCAGCCGCCGCAAGCTGAACCTTAAGATAGGTTCCGCTCTTGGCCTGCACATTCTGCAAGGGGAGAAGGGTTGCGCCGATCAAACCCACATCGGCTTGGGGAGCCTCGATCAACGCTTGGTTGATGTCCGCCCGAATCGTAGAACCGCCAGCGATATAACTCATTGTCTATTTATCCTTGGTTAGTTGTTAATCTTTAGTCAACCTTGAGGGGGACGGCGATCTCGATCACCGCGCCTGTCTCCGTAGCCGCCTCGAGGGCGATACCAGCGGAAATCACATTCGCCGCCAGAGTGGTCACAAGGCCGGAAGCGTCGAAGGAGAGCGAGTCCCCAACGGCGCAAGTGCCGGACACCGTGGCAAAATAGGTCGGGTGGAAGAGCTTGACCGTGCCAGCATCACCAGCGGCCACATCTTCTTGAGTGAAGCCGATGCAGAGGGTTGCGCCAGTCACAGAGGCTTGAGCCGCACCCGCAGTCGAGGTAGGCTGAACGCCACGATAAGCACTAATCGCCGAAGCGAAAGTGAAGGTTTTGAAAAATCCGTCTACTTGAGTTCCCATTGTCTTTGTATCCTTTGTTAGATGTTTTTGATACCACGGGCGAGAGCCTCACGGTATTCATTGGGGTTGGAGAGCATGATCGCCTTCATGGCGTTCAGCTTTGAAGTCTTGTATTCGGGGTGAGCCGACACAAGGGCTTCGAAGTTCTTCGGCTCCTCTTTCTTGGGAGCCTCCTCGATCACCGGGGAAGCCTGAACGGGCTTAATGCCGAACTCGGTGAGAACTTTCTTAACGATTGCGCTCATCTCTTCGGTTTCGTCCTCTTTTTCCTTCGGCTCAACCTCGACCTCAATCTTGGGAGCCTCGGCCATTTTCTCTTCTTTCTTTTCCTCATCCTTGGGCTTCATGGCCTCTTCGAGAGCGGCCAGACGCACCTTGATGTCTTCGACTTCTTTTCCGTAATCTTTGTTTTCCATTGTTTTTCCTTCTTTTGTCAAACCTTCGCCCTCAACTTCCGCTTCGGGTAGGTCTGTGGGAATCGGCTTGCCGCCAACCATATATCCCATTTTGATTGTGCCACCCGAACACTTGGTTTGGGTTTCGGCGAATTTTTGCATAAACTTAACCATCTCCTCAAAAAGACCGTTAGTCGCCGCAGGGCTACTTACTAGGTCGGCGGAAGCGATGGATTGGGGTCGGATGTAGTCCTTGCCGTTGATGGTTTCGGACTCGTTCACGAAAGCCAAGGAAACGCCGAACTGGTCGGGAGCCTCTGCGGCCATCTCTTTGATGAGGCCGTAGTGCGGGGAGTTGCGGAGCAAGCGAAGGTCGGCCACTAGCTTGTCGCCTTCGATGCGGGGGTTGCGAGCCAAGGCGCAAACGCTCGATAATCCAGTTCCGTGATCCACCTTCACCTTAATGCCATTGGGAGCCTTTTTCATAATGGCAAGGGCTTTTTCTAGGCTCACCTTATCCACGAATAGGTCATGCCCCTTGGCCTCCCCTACCTCTAGGATTGATACCCCGCCCAATTCTAGCTCCTCCATCTCCGCATCCTCATCCCGATAGGTGCTATAAGCAACCACCGCCCTCTGTGTTTCATCGGGAAAATCGCTGATGGCTTGGTCGTTGCCCATAAAGCGGGAAACAAAGTCTTGTTCCGATTCATCTCCTCTAGGGGTGGGCAGGGGCATAAATTCCTTTTTTATGTCAAAGAAGATCGCCGTCTGCCTTGCGGTAGGACTCTTTGACCTCTCCACCGCCAGCCATCTTTAGAAACTTGTTCACCCTAGCCATCGCCCAAGCATTGCGAGAGTTGGGTTGCCCTCCGCTGATGGTTGGGCGGAAGCTGGTTGAGAATGCCCCTGCTCCACGGCGGAATACTTTCTTAAGCGTTCCAAGGCTAGGGACTTTTCTTTGGGGATGGTCTTTGATGAACTCGGCAATCTTATCTTTCAATGCCTGTTCGTTGGCTTCTGAAATTTCAATATCCCCCGCCTTGCTCCTTGTGGCCGCTGTGCCTTCGGGGTTTTCCTTGGAACCCTTGATTCGCTCCTTTGGAGGTGCGGGAGTTTGTGCCGCAGACTTTGGGCCGGGTCGGGCAAGTTCGGAAAATTCCTCATCCCTTGCGTTCATCTGCCTAACCACTTTTCTTGCCCAAGCATAGCCAGCATCGCCGCCCCAGCCATTCCACGCTTGCCATCCCTTGCCCTGTTCATCCCAAGTTGCGCCTTTCTTATCGACTTCATGGCGATCAAAGAAGGCTTTCATTCTGCGGACTGTATCGGGGGAGAGTTTCACGCCATTCATCAAATCTCTAGCCCTTGCAATGCCCACGGGAGTCATTCCCTTTTGGCTGGCTGGTTTGCCTTCCCTTACATCCAAAGCTCTTTTAGCGGCTTCTCTGGCTCCTTGTGGGGGCGTAAAGTCTATCCCATCATATTTGCCCAACTCAATTCCGCCCATCATCCCAGCGATGAGCATTCGAAGCTCTGCGGAATTTAGATTTTCTAGTGCCTCTAAATTACTTTTTTTTTGAGCCTCACCCGAAGGCTCTGTCGGGGCGGGGGTCGGTTCCTTGGGGCTTCCTCCAGAAGATTCCTCGCCACCTTCCTCTTGGCTGGCAATTCGCTCCTCTTTGGTCGTTGGAACAATCTTGCCCTCCTGAACTCCCGCAATAATGGAAATTGCCTGTTCTCTTGAGATGGTCGGGAATGCCGCTGTAATTACCGATACTGCGCCCTCCTTGGACAATGCACCAGCCGCAACGGCGTTGATGACATTGATTAGGCTTGCGACTTGCGCTCCGTTGAGAGAGATGTCAGAAACAGTTTGGTCGGGTGCAACTTCGGCCTCTGCGCCCTCGGTAGCTTCGCCCTCTTCGGTGGGTTGTGCGGTTGTGCCAAGTTTGGCGATGTTGAGGGAGACATCCGAAATTGTCTCGGCTGGAACTCCGTATTCTTTTGCCAAGTCTTGAATTGCCTTGGCCTCGATTGCCCTTTGGCGCATCGAAGCTTCCCAGTCTGCTCCTCGCTCTGCGTAGATGTCGGAGCCTGTGCGAAGGCCGCTTTTGAACTCGGCGATGGCACTTGCCGATTCCCGCCCAAGGTCGATTGAAACATTCGCCCCGAAATTGAAAATGCCCCTAGTGGTTTTCCCACCCTCGTTTGTTTGAATCATTCCTCTTGCAACTGCGTCCGCAATCACAATGTTTTTAATTGGGCGAAGCACCTTGTCGTTCAAAAGATTCTGGTAGCGTTTGAAGGTTCGCCCAGCCTGTTGCATTTCTAGGCGAGCAGTCGGGCCGGACATGGCGGAAGGATCAACCGCAAAAGAATAAGGGATGCCAAGCCCAAGGCAGATATTCCGCATTAGAACTTTGTGAAACTCGATAAACGCTCCGCTGGGTCGGCTTGGGCCGTTGGGGAAAATAATATCCTCACCCGGCTCTAGGTAAGAGATTTTTCCCGATTCGATGGTTTCAAGTTTGATTTGGTTCCCGCTGATGTCCTCATCGGTTGAAAGCGTGGAAAGGTCGGCGGCATTGTTGTTGTTGCGTTTTACAATCCCGCTTTGGGAGCTTGCAACCTTGGCCGCCATCTTTTCAAAGCCAGTAAGTTCGTGAATATCGGTTGCGTCATTGATGGCTGTGTGGAATGCGGAAACTCCCCGATATTGGTCTATGCGGAGCGGGTCGAAAAGGTGGAAGGCTTGGCTTGATGGAATAGTAAGTTGGTAAGTATAAAAATCCCCGATGCTTCGGTTGTAAATATCGTAGGCCGTGGGTGCGCCTGTGTTGCGGTCAATATGGATTCCGCCAATTAGTTCTAGGCTGGTATAAACTTTAAAAGGGTCGCCCAGCCTGTCCGCTTCGATGCCTTGGATTTTTAAGTCGCCGTTGGAGTCACGAACCAAAACAAAAAGGAAGTCGCCGTCCCGAAGCATGGACATAACCGCCACTTGCATAAGGGTCGATCCCGTATGCCTTGTGGAGATGTCGCACTTGTCCCACCATTCGTTCCAATAGGCTTCGACATCGGTATTTACTTGTGGGTTTTGCGTTCTTGCTTGGTAGCTGATAGTTCCAGCAACATGACCCGCAAACTTCAAAAGGATGGAGCGAACAAGGCCAACATTCTCGGCCAAGTCCCTCGCTCTTTTCATTAGCTCTACTCGATCATAGTTAGAGCGATAATCTTCCGCCCCAGAAAGTGAGCTCGGCCCCCTTCTTTCCCTTGTGTATTTTACTGCATCGTATTCAAAGTTGCGTAGCTTCTGGCGAGCAACTAAACGATCCACCGCCCTCTGCGGATTGACGAAGGCGATTGCCTTGTCGATCAGATTCAATTCGGCCTTTTTCTTCACGGGCCGAACTTGGCGTAGGTTGTAAGCACTCTCGAACCATCTGCCAGCTTGATTGCATAAGTCAATTCTTCAATCGTGTCCCTGACTTCGCCAAGATTGGCTCGGCTAAAAGACCTGCCCCCTATCGAATAGGATGCTCCCGCCACCGCTATGGCCTCAAGGCACTCAAGGTATTTCGAGCGAAGTGAAGTTAGGGTGGCTACAGGCAAACCAACAAACGATCCTCTAGCCATAAAAATCCCCTCCTATGTCAAAATTATTCAACGATTTCCTCTTGTTCCAAGTCTGCCGCCGTGACCCTTAACTTTCCGTGGAGAGCCGCCCCGACTATGTTCATGCATTCTGCGTCCATTAAGTGATTGTTTTTGCCGACTTGCTTCCAAACCATTCGCTCCCTGCCTGTGAGGGGATTCTTCACCCTAACCTTGGCCTCTGCGTTGATATGCTCAAAATAGACCGAAGGCGTATCCTCGGCCACCCATCCATCTGTTTTAAGGAAGTTTGCCAAGATGTCCTTAATGGCTGGGTTCGACCATCTCCAAACGGGGCAAAGTTTCCATTTCCACCCAGCCTTGGACATGGTTTGTTTCCCGCTGAATGGGTCGCCATTAGCAATTCTAGCGTATGGGCGTTGAACCTTGGCGTTGCCTACGATCTCGGAAAAGCTCGATTTGTCGGAGCCGACTAAAGCTATCCATCCATTCTTACAACAATTCAAATAAACATCCCTAGTCTGATCCCCAGAGTCACAAAATACTGCCGCTGGTTTTACCCCAAACTCCTCGGCCTTGGCTTGGATGTCTCCCCAAGTCTCAAGCCTCCCAGCCCATACAAGCCTAGATTTTCCTTCGGTGTTCCACGCTCTAACAATCGCCCAAGCGTGAAAGCCCCCTGCTTCTTGAATGTCACAGGACATGACTGGGAACTCACCCATCCCGACCTCGCCCATTTTGTAGGCTCCGGGCTTTATGTCTATGCGTTCTGTTTCGTGTTCCAGCCAAGGTTCCGCTAGGATTCGATTTACAAAATCCTGCAAGCCTAAAATTCCATTTTTATCTTGTAGCCATTTGACCGCTAGGCTTCCGAAGGTCACCCAAGGGGCATATAGCCCATTAAGGTGATAGCTCCTCCGATTTGGTTCTCCCTTGGGGTTCGTCACAATCCACTCCCCATCCCGAAGCATCTTGGTCTTTTGTCCGTCCCGAATCTGCCCCTTGCATTCAGCACATTCGTAATAAGCTGATGATTTCACAAGGCCGAAGTCCCATTCTGTATCGCTTAATTTTGCGGCCTGATCCCATTTTACTTGCTCCCAGAGTAGCTTTTGTTTGTGTCCGCAATGGGGGCAGGGAACAAAATAAAACCGCATATCCCCCTTAAGCCATTCCGCCCATATAATAGAATCGGCGGTTGTGGGGGTGCTGGTTGAGATAATTAGGTGGTTTGGATAGGTCGCAACTCTGGCCTCGGCTAATTGCAAGGCTCCGGCCTCTTTCGATGATGAGCCATCGGAAAATTTGTCCACCTCATCGA